TGTAATAAAGGATTTGAGAGACAATATCAAGAGACTGAACGCAAACAAAAAAACCAAACTCGATTATATAAAAGAAATGGAAGCACAAGACCCACAACTATGGGCACAATTCAAAAATAGCAGCTACTATAATATACGGTATAAGTGTGGGAAAACAGTGAAATCTAATATTCCATTTGACGAGATGATAAAGTCTCATGTCGATATTATACCATACATGGAAGCGATTAAAGAATGTGATGAAAAGATTCATGAATTAGAAGAGGCATTGAAAATAAAAGTAACGGCATATAAAACCCGAATTGACGAACTTAAGACCATGATTAAAGATGGACAATTGAACGACATTGAAAAAAGCGTAGTTAGGTCAGCAATTAAAGACAGACAGAAATTAACACGAAAAATAGTGGCAAGGGTGCGTCGTGAAACCAAAAAGAGCATTGTATCGGTAGATAAAGACAAAGCCGACCTCATTAAACGCAAGAAGAAAACCATTAAGAATATTAAAAAGAAGATTAATGCGGATATCAAAGTTGAGATGGTAGAACAAAAACGATTTGATAAAGAATCAAAGGCAATGAAGAAAATACTGCGTAAAACAGGTGAGTATAAAGATGAAATAAACAATAATGTGTTAAAAGAGTTCATTATAAATGAAAAGATTTTGATGAAAGATAGTATAATCAATTTACGTGCCGAATTCGATGAAGTGGTAGAAGAGCAAATTAAAAAAAAACAAATGAAGGAAGATAAAATTGCAATAAAACTATTGAAACAACAAGAAAAAGAACTCAAGCGATTGGCGCGGATTGAACTCAAGGAACAAAAAGCGGCAGAGAAAACCAGAAAACAACGAGAAAAGGAACTCAAGAAAATGAACAAAACCAAGAAAAATGGTGCGTAAATTAATATTCCATAATATGCCAATATATTTCATATTATGGAAACCTGTAACGACGATGCCTCTGGAAATGTTATAGACAAAGAAGAATGTTCAACCGCCACAAGTAACCAATACATAGATAAAATAACCATTGAGTTGTTAATGAACAAACCTCAATATAAAAAATATTTAGAAACAACCGACCCAAAAGCGTGTTCCAAAATAAATGAATTTCATGCCAATATAGACAAATACAAATCCATAATTATGGACATAACCAATGAAATGTGCAGTCAACCAGATAACACCAATAGGTCGACTTATATAACAGATGCTTTTGCTGATTTTGCAAGGAGTTGTATAAAATACATAACAACAAAAGAATTAGAAACTGTAAACCCGCATAATAAAGATGAAGATGAAGATGACATGTTTTCAAAATGCGATGATGATATAGACCGTAAAATTAAAAGCGAATATGCTGAAGCTGAAGACGAAGACAAAGAACCAACCAAATCTTATTGGGGTGATGGAGCTATTAAATCACAAGCATCATATGACATTAGAATGCTAGCAAAGCGGAGACGTTAAGTCATTTATTAAGTTTAGAAAATTATAGCATTTATATATATAATATTATGTCAAAAACGAGACAAAATAATAATAAAAAGAAGAATATCAATAAACATAATAAAACCAAACGAAATAAATCTCGAGGTGGACACTATAAATCAAAGGGCGGTTTAACAAAATGCAGTCCTCTTTCTGAACGCGATTCAGTTGGTGATACATGTCTCACTGGTGAGATATTAAACGACATTAAAAAGTCTTTTAACGCGGGCAACCCCGATAGGAAAATTAAATCAGCAAATCCAAAAATAATCCTTAAGATGTTGAAAAAACATACTGATTGTAATGACGAAAATTGCTGGTTAAACCCACTACCAGATAAAGGTAATATACTCAAGTCCATTTTCAGACCTAAATTACCTGAAGAGTGGAAAACAAACAAAAATGAATGGCTATCTAATTATGACATAATGAAGGTTATAAAACAATACGAACAATCCAATGCGGAGTTCGAATTCATCGGTCCGACATTCATCGATTTTGCGTCTTATGATGATACATCTACAGGACAGTGCGTAGAAAAGGATCTATGCAATTTTGACTTGAACGCATATGTGGAAAAGGGGAAAACCAAGATTGGTATTATATTTAATTTAGACAAACACGACCAAAGTGGGTCACATTGGGTATCTATGTTTATCGACATAGAACAAAAGTTCATTTTTTATTTTAATAGCACTGGCGAAAAAATACCAAAAGAAATAACGCAGTTGGTAAACAAGATTTCAGAACAAAGCAAGACCAAATATGGCAAAGGATTTAAAATACACTACAACAATCTCGAACATCAGAAAGAAAATACAGAGTGTGGCATGTATTCATTGTTTTTTATAATATCATTGGTAACCGGTTCAATTGGGGGGGACAACGTCCATCTATTGAAAAATAAAGCAGACAAGGTAAAGTTCTTCACAAAAAAACGCATACCAGACAATGATATGGAAAATTTAAGGATAAAATATTTTGTAAATAAATAATTATTATGTTCGTATATTATAGTTTAACATGGCATCTAAAAAACAAACACTACGTAATAAAAGAAAGACGCTGCGTAATAAAAGAAAGACGCTGCGTAATAAAAAGCGTATTCGCAAAACCAAAGGAGGGTTAGCAAAAAAGCAAATATTCAAAGTAAGAGTTGATATCACCAAATCTGCTGGTAAAAAAGGCAATGTCACACACATAACCACAATGAATTCAAAGGATACATTGGCTGATGTTTTAAGTGAAGTAGAAAACTACATTACCAGATTACCTATCGGTATAAAAGAACTTCAAGATCCCAAGAGTGCGATGGGTGAAAAGACAGGAACCCAAAGATTCGTTAAAGAATATATCATAAATGCCGAAGAACCTGCCGCTGAAAAAATGGCGAATTAAACGAACAAAAACATTATATTACCCTATAATGTTTTTCTGTATATATCTTATACGAATGCATTCTATCAAAAATACTACATCTATAGAATTAAACTATAAGAATACATCGACGCGTCGTGTATCCAATGAAATGAAATACGAGTATCATGGTAAGAATAATCAACCAAATCTTGTTCTTTTAGATGGTATTAAACAATCAGCATATACGTCCAATAATATCGTAATACAAAATAACGAACTGCAAATACACCATACGTCCAGTTCAAATTACCCCAAAAAAGCAATAGTTATTATACCTTTAGTAACAAGTGCGATTGAACCGAAAAATGGAATAGATTATATTATTCAATCTGAATATAATGATGTACGTGATCTCAATCTTAATAAAATTATAAAGGATTATAGCGTTGAAATAAACGACTCGCATAAAAACACATATGTAATTCGCCTCAAAAAACCCGTGTTTATAAATAGTGATTTGACAATGCCTGAAAAGCAGGTTGAAGGATTTGAGGAAGGTGCATGCGGCATGAGTAAAAATCAGAAGGACCGATTGACAACATTGGAAACTGGGTTGGCAAATGTTGAAAAACATGCCAGCCAAAATTCGTATGGTTTTACACACTTAACAAAAAAACAAATCGCAGATTTGAATTCATTGATATCTGGCGACACAATATCAAATCTCATTGAAGTTGGTGATACGACAACGCAAAATGGCATGAAAGAAATGGAATGCTTTCCAAATGAGGGTGAGGTATGGAATAAAATGTTCGTTATTGATGGATATGAGCCCAAGGGTGAAATGGTCACTGACTCTAGCATCATCGGCAAGGCAAAAAACGCGATAGACATTAAGAATGCCATTAACAAAGAAGTCAAACAACTGAAAGAAGCCATTGAAAAACTAGGAGGCATTTACACAGATGATTCATCTAAGAATATAGATTTCACAATTAAAATCGAATCCAAGGATGAAAATGATATTAAAACTGTTCGCATTCACGACGAAAATGGGAAATCGATAGATGCTATACGCAAACCGTCGCAAGCAAGAGAAGCTGTTTTGATTACTTATACATCACCCGAAGTAACAATGAACGCAAAAGCTTTTCGCAGGGATAAATTGAGCGAGGTAAATGAATATACACATGTCGCCATACCCGGGTATATAACCCACGAACAAAATAAATCGATTCTTGCGCTCATGTATNTNGTAATATTGGGCTTTGGTTCAGTAATATCGTTTTACACTATACCCGAGTTTTATAAAATATTCATAAGACGATTAACAAAGGACGTGAAATCATGTAGAATAGATGGAGATGGCATCATGGAATACATAACCGGATTCAAATTATGGTTCAATATTATATTCTTTTTATTACCAGCGATTTCTATGTTGGCATCTGGTGGAGTAAATGGCACCCAAGGGCTTATGAGTATATGGATGATTGTAACCGCCACTATGTACGCCAAATGGAAGATTCAGCCTGGATTCTTTTCATCATTCTATCCTAGAGAGGGATTTACATACTGTAAGTCAGCTCCATGGGCTGACTCTATCATTAAAATAGGTTCAATAATTAGTAGAATAATATACGGTTAAAACTTCATAAATAATAAATTTATATATGAAGTTTTAAGTGATTTACATGTTACTTGCGTTGTGAATTGACTCGGATACTGGTTTAAATGAAGTTTCGATAAAATCATTGGGTGTATTCTTGGGCATAGGAGCCATCTTACTTACCATAACCTCTTCGAGTGAAGTGTCNTTGGGAGGGTTCATTGCCTTCATCTCTTGATCCACCTTATGTTGAACCGGATTCGGTTCAAATAGTTTAACCTGTGTTAAACGAGTGGTACTGCGACGAAGCACTTCATAAGACACGAATATAGACAATACTCCAAGAATTGGGTGTGTGTACAAGAATAAATACAAGGTGATTACTACGATGGCAACCATTCCCATGCTACTATCGATGTAAGGAACTAAAANGTTAGGNGTTTCTATCTGGAATACAAGATAAAATACAAACATTACAAATGCAATCATTTCCAAAGGACTAGCAATAAATTTCATTTGGTATATTTTAGAAGTAGAAATTATTCAAAACCATATTCTTTAATTTGTCAAATATATATATATATGCCACCATCGAACATTAAAGTCAAAAAGAATACTAAGCGTGTATTAATTCAAAAAAAGAATAAAACCAAATCAAATAAACCATCGTCTAATAAATTAAACACACCCTTACCTGTGGTGAAAAAACTCAAATTAAAAATTGTGGATAAATTATCGCCATCTAAATTGTCGCGTACTTCAAAAATCAAAATACGAAAGTCGAATCATACGAAAAAGAATATTACAGATACAGATTTAAATACTAAACCACAAGTCAAAGTAGATATGCCTAAAAAGAAAAGTATGTCCGATATACCAACATTAACTGAAGTTGTTACGTTACATGACAATCCACAGAGCGAACGACTGAATGAAAAATATATAGAATTATTGACAACACTGGGTTACGTTATGAGATATAATAAAGACTTTATGCGTGCCCGCGCTTATAACAACGCACTCGAAACCGTCACAACATTTGTTGGTGATATTACAAGTCCCGAACAACTCAAAGGCAAGAAAGGCATTGGTGTAACAATATATCAGAAGTTAATTGACTATAACGAGACGGGTTCATTGAAGGTTTTAGAACGTAATAAAGAAATTGTAGAAAAGAAGAAATTGTCCGACGTATTCGCTGACGTTTATGGTGTCGGAGAAAAGAAAGCAGAAGAACTTGTCGACAAAGGCGTTCGTACCATTCAGGAACTCGAGAAACGAAAGGATGAATTACTCAACGATAAACAGAAAATTGGTTTACAATATTATGATGACATTCTAAAGCGTATTCCCAGGGACGAAATTGTTGATTTTGAGAAACACATTGCTTTGTCATTCCCTCCTGACGTTCCCGACGCACGATATGAAATCGTAGGTAGTTACCGCCGTGGGTTGTCAAATTCTGGCGACATAGATGTGATTATAACATCATCTGACCCCAAGACATTTAAGACATTTATCGATTCATTAATAGCTAAAAATATCATTATCGAGGTTCTCTCACGTGGTAATACAAAGTGTTTGGTTATTGCAAAATTGCCTTGGGGTCAACACGCGCGTCGCGTTGATTTCCTGTATTCATCGCCAGCTGAATTCGCGTTTTCCATTTTGTATTTCACCGGAAGTAAGGCATTCAATACATCAATGCGTGAACGTGCTCTTAATATGGGGTATAGTATGAATGAGCACGGGTTCTCTATAATGGAAAATAGAAAGAAAGGTGCAAAGGTTACTCAAGAATTCCCCGATGAAAAATCCATATTTGATTTCTTGAAAATGGACTATAAGACACCCGTAGAACGCATTGATGGTACTGCTGTGGTCGCTCAAGCCGGCGGACCTCCAATTGGCACTCGGGTTCTCCGCGATGGGGAGAAGGAGATTAAACCCAAGAAGCTTCTTCGTCATTACTCGAAACCACTTAAGTCTGTAACAGAACACTTAGCTGAGTTTAAAAGTAACGGCATGAACGCTTTGGAGAAGATGTCAGAAAAGGACGCATTTTCACTATTAAACGCCGCCGACGTAGCATTCCATCAAGAAGGCACTGACCCTATAATGAGTGATTCAGAATATGACATTTTACACGAATACATTAAAACCAAATACCCACAAAATCAAGCGATTGAAGAAATTGGGGCACCAGTAACCAAAAACAAGGCGACACTACCATATGAAATGTGGTCGATGGATAAAATCAAACCCGATACTGGTGTTATTGGGACATGGATGAAGGAATATCTCGGTGATTATGTAATATCTGGTAAATTGGATGGAGTGAGTGGCATGTATAGCACAGAAGGAGATGAACCCAAATTATACACTCGCGGAAATGGAAAAGTAGGTCAAGATGTGAGTCATCTTATTGGGAAACTGAAATTACCGACAGAGAAAGGTCTTGTTTTAAGAGGTGAGTTTATTATTAAGAAAGAAGTGTTCAAAACCAAATATGCCGACAAATTCTCCAATCCGCGTAACATGGTCGCCGGAATAGTGAACCAGAAAACGCAAGATGAACGCATATTGGACGTTAATTTTGTTGCTTATGAGGTGATAAAACCGGCAAATTTGACACCTGCAGAACAAATGGCAAAAATGGAGGCGCTTGATGTTATAGTGGTTCGCAATGAAGTTCATAAGACAATTTCGAATGAATCGTTGTCAGAATTGTTGGTGGATTGGCGAAACAACTATGATTACGAGATAGATGGCATTATTGTATCGAATGATAAAGTATACCCCCGAGTTTCAGGTAATCCCAAACATACATTTGCGTTCAAGATGGTTTTATCGGATCAAATGGCAGAGGCACACGTAGTTGACGTGATTTGGACACCCAGTAAACACGGATATTTAAAACCCCGTGTTCAAATTATGCCCGTTCACTTGGGTGGAGTAACCATTAAGTTCGCGACCGGGTTCAATGCCAAATTCATAGAGGAAAACAAGATTGGCATTGGGGCGATTATACAGCTCATACGGTCTGGTGATGTTATTCCCAAGATACAGTCTGTCACACAACCCGCTGAGCACCCAAAGATGCCAAATGAAGAATATGAATGGAATGAAACACACGTCGATATCATGATCAAAGACGCAAATGACAATAGCGTTGTCCTCGCAAAAAACATCACGGGATTTTTTAAAGGGTTAGAGGTCGACGGTCTGGGTGCCGGTAATGTCGAAAAAATGATTAAAGCTGGATTTAATAGTGTGCCTACGATTATAAAGATGACACAAGATGATTATTTAAAGGTGGACGGTTTCAAAGAAAAGACCGCCACCAAGTTATATGAAGGTATTCAGAAAAAGGTCGCAGATGCACCACTCTATATTTTAATGGGGGTATCTAATAAGTTTGGACGTGGTTTCAGCTCAACTAAAACGAAGCTCGTTATGACTGGATACCCCAATGTATTAGATGAGGGAGAACGAAATATCGAAAAGTTGACAGCATTAAAGGGAATCGAAAAGAAGTCAGCCGAGGCATTCTTGAGTCACGTGGATGAGTTTATCGAATTCATGAAGGAATGTGGATTGGAAGACAAATTAAAGGTTCGCACTCCCACGCCAGTACTTTATGACGAAACGCATGTGTTATTTGGGAAAAGTGTGGTTATGACCGGATTCAGAGACAAGGAACTGGAAAACCAAATCACATCAGTTGGTGGGAAAATGGGGTCCAGCATCAGTAAAAATACGTTTGTGTTGTTAGTTAAAAATTTAGATGAAACTTCGGGGAAAATCGAGAATGCGAAGAAATTGGGTCTCGAAATCATGGTCAAAGATGCGTTTTTGGAAAAATATATGTAAATAATGTATAGATGAAATTGTATACACATAAACATTCAATGGGAAATAATACTTCCAATATAACAACAAAACGCACCTCGTCAAAATGCGCACGTATGCCAAAAAAGTTATTAACTGACATTCAATTTTTTAGTGCGAAAAATGGTTCGCAGCACGTTGAACTACCAAAAACTTCTGTTCATGACGAGAAGGTTCCAGTGTATAAGGAACTACCAAAAACAGACAAGGGGTGTCTTGAACAAGTGGTAGATTCATGGATTAAAATGCTGTCTGTGAACAAGAAGGACAAGAAGGGCGATGATGATTATATGTTAACCCTTAAAATGAAGAAACTGTTGGAAAATACAAAAAAAAACATGGACGAATACTTTAATGCTGATGGGGATTTAACTGACGAACACGAGAAAGAGTTGGACTCATTTTTGTCATTACTTAATGTAACACCAGATTCAACAAAGGGAGGAGAAAATAACGCAATTACAGGAGAACGAAACGCAAGATATTATAAATTCTGGTTATTCATTCCGTTTCTCATGTCCATGATGTTTTTCTTATATAGATTAAATGAATTTAGTGCGGCACTTGCGAGCATTCAAGATAGATACGATATTGATATTTGGTCAATTGTTAAGATTATTACGAATCCCAGGAGTGAACACCTTAGTAAATTAAGTGATATTTTTTCACTCATTGCCAAATTGGCGAAAAATGCGGCAGCGGACGCCGAATTCAGTTGTGGACAACAGGGTTGGTGGAAAAGAGCACTTAACCTCGTGGTTGACCGAAATTTTTACACCCAGTGTGAAATGATGGAAATGAATAATTCTTTACAACTTATTCAATCGCGTATCGGTCTTCTAGTACAAACTGGCGATGGGATAATGACCAGTGGAATCTCGTTGTTGGCGGTTACTGTAGGTACAACTGTAAAATATATAAAAGATAGAAGACGCAATTCTAGTCCAACTCTCACCATTGAAAATGGCGAAGAAACCTCATCCAGTGGGGGTAAACGGAAAAACAAATCTAGAGGAGGTAAATCCAGGAAAAACAAATCCAGGAAAAACAAATCCAGGAAAAATTGATTAAAAATACAATGACTATACTATTATAGTAA